TATGGTATATCAAATATCCTTTAGCCCTTCATCTCCAATTCAAACCTGAAAGCCCATCCATTTCTTTTATGTCAGGCACAGCCATTCATAGATATTTTCAGAATATTTTAATGGGAAAAATGAAAATTGCCGATGTTGAAAAATTTTATAAAAATATACTGGAACATAATAAATTTTCCGAAAAAGAATATACTAAAGGAACATTCATTTTAAAAATTATAAAGAAAATGGTATCGGATCATCTTGATATTCTCAAAGAAATTTCAGGGGATAAGATGAAAGATTGGGAGGTAGAAGTTTCTTTTTCTGAATGGTACAATGATACCTACATGGGTCAAACTTTAAATATTGCCAATGAAGGTTCGATTGATTGTTGTAATAGATCCCTTAAAATATTTACCGAACATAAAAATAGATTTCCCTCTGTTTATTTAAGCACTGCCGATAAAAACAAGAACAAAAAAGTTTACAATAGAAGAAAACCAAACAAACTAAAATCTCCACAATTCACCCACCTAATTGCAGTAGCAATGTATTCCAACCATCTGGGCAAAAACTATGAGGCTGCTTTAATTTATTGTGATGAAGATGGTGCGATTCTTTTTAACAAGCATAATTGCGATGAGCTAAAACCTGAAGGATTAAAATATTATTATAACAAATTTATTCAGATTAATATTCAGCGACAGGAAATGTTGAGGATGGCACAGGGCGATATAAAAAAGTTGGCTTGTATGGTTGGGGTGGACTGGTCTGAGATTAAAAAATATAAAGATAATCTTTTTCTCTCTCACATGCAGGATGAAGACATACATAAAATAGAAAGGTTTTATGAAACACTTTAAATATCAGGAAGGCAACGGACTTACCGATGAAGACATTAAAAGAATTATAAACAGTGAGGTTTTGGATAAACAAAACAGATAAAGGATAAAGCTAGAACTATTTATAAGGAAGAAAGAAAAAAAGAAGAAGATAAAGTTCTTGAGGATTTTGTTAAGAAGAATGGAAGGGAAGGAATAAAATGATAGATGAAAAAATAAAAAAGATATTAGAAAAATTTAAAATCAATTCAGAAAAAGCATTATGGGATTGTCATGGTACACAAATTATGTACCACCGATACATCGAAGAAATTGGAGCTAGTGCTGGGGTTCAAGTCATTAATTATGAAACCATCAAAGCTGATGAAAGCACAGCAATTGTTAAATGCCATGCAAGGTTAGGAAAAGTAGATCAGTTCTCCTATGGGGAATGTAGTCCAAGAAATTCTAAAAATGCCTATCCTGTGGCTATGGCTGAGAAAAGGGCATTTGACAGGTGCGTTTTAAAATTGGTGGGATTGCATGGTCATGTCTATGCCATTTCTGAAATGCCTGATGAAGATAATGTTAAAAAGAAAATGGAAACAAATAACCAGCCTTGGCTTCAAAAACAAGACGGCAGCCTTGTTCCACTGGTACAGGCCAAACCTAAAGCAACAACAGGAAATAATAAAATTGATTCTTTATTTATCAAGACCAGCTTGGAGGTTATCCAAAATGGAATTGATAAAAAGGAATTTAAAGACTTGAATTTTAAGGTAGAAAAACTCAAGGCGTTAATTCATAAGGATGGTTTTTGGGATTCATTTGCCAAGACTGATGAATTTAAAACATTAAATAAAATGAATCTAATAATTCGTTCACATATAAACCAACAAAGGAGGCTATAAATGGCGTTTGAATTAAAGGAAGGTGAAGGCTATCTTAACAGGGATAATGAAAATCCTGAAAAATTTTGGGGGTCTTACAAATTAACCAAAGACATGAAAAAAGGAGAAACTATCAACCTCACCGAATATATAAATACCAAGGAAGACGGTAAAGTTGTTCATAAATTGATGGAGAGAAAGCCTAAACAGGCTTAACTTCATTAATAAGGGTGCTGGACTCCTCTCTTAATTTTAGTATCTCCAGCACCCCTTAAAATTATGGAAACTATTTTAATATTTATTTATTTAACGACAGGGGAAATATACAAGGTTCCCATTTCTTTAGGATTGGGTCAAACTTGTAATGAAAAATTGATGGAAATAGTCAAAGACAACGAAGAAGGTAATGGAGTTTTATACAGGGGGTCGCAAGTTGCACTTCACTACTGCAAAACAACTAAAGGAGAATGGATTAAATAATGTTAATGGATTTAAAAAGCGAAAGAGATAAGTTGCTTAAAAAATTAAGAATATCAAATATTAGGGTTGAGGAACTGGAAGAAGAAAATCATAAATTAAAAATGAGTTCACCTGAAATAAAAAAAGCCAAAGAAGAAATAGAAAGTTTAAAAAAAGAAATGGCTATTATAAAGGAGGAGGGTCAATCTGAATCAATAAGAAAAGATAAAGAAATTGGAAGGCTGATGAAAAAAATAAATGACAAACGATAATATAAAATACTTTAATAAAGGTAATAAAGAAAAAATTGTTGAACAACTTTTAAAAAATAAAGAAGATGACTACGGACACTTTCCCAACAACTGTTATGTGGTTGCCAAATTTATAAAGGGTGTGTTGGACATTGTTAATAAAAAGGAAATTATCGTACCAGACACTTTAGTTCCCCAGCTTATGATTGTGCTTAAATTAACTAGGACTATTAATGATGGTACAAAAAAGAATCTTTATAAAACCGATACCCACTCCGACATTGATGGCTACAACTATTTATTAAAAGAAATGATGAAAGTTGAAGACATGAAGGATAAAAATGAGTACGAATAGCAGGATCTTTTACAGTCCACAGATTAAAAAGATTATTAGTTTTATGTCTAAATACCACCATGAAAATGAATCATGGCCAAAATTAGATGAGATTGGCAAAAGTATGAGGGTAACTAAACAGAGAATTGGTATCTTGTTAAAACAGGCTGAAAAATTGGGATTGGTGGAATCCCACAATTTTTTCATGAGGAAATATAGCTTGAATAATTCTAGTAAAGATAGTAAATTGAAGGTCAACAACACCTATGAAGTGTAAGAAATTATATAACTATGAACTGACGGCAGTTGTTGAGGAGGAATTTGATAGTGCTGAAAAGGCAGCAAAACAAATGGAAGCATCTTCGCCCTGGCCAAAGGTAAAGATTATCGATAGCAGGATGGTGTTTTCGACAGTAAAACTGTTACAGGAGGATAAAAAGAAAGATGGAGTACGATCCAAAGAAGATAAAGGAACTAAGGGATCAGGAGGAAAGGGAACTCAAGCTAATGTATAAGTACAAAGACTGGGTTGAAAGAAAGAAAAATATGATCGTCAGGATTGGTTCCGATATTGAAAAGGAAAAATTAAAACAAACCACAATTACAACATAATTAGACTATAGGTTGTGTGGAATAGTTGTGAACAACTAGAAAGGAGTATTGTCTTTATGCCAACCGATACAGATAAAAAGTTTTCATTTGACAATCATGTGGGTAAGAAATTAAGAAACCGAAGGGTACAACTCAAACTTACACAAACAGACATTGGAAAAGCAATTAATAAAACTTTTCAGCAAGTTCAAAAATATGAAAAGGGTATTAATGGGTGTAGTTCTTTTGCCTTGGGTGAAATCGCAAGGTTTTTAAAAGTTCCAGTTTCTTATTTCTACGAAGGATATGATTATAAAACTTTTACAAGTCAACTAACGTATAAGGATAATGAACCTGAAATTCATGTGAACAATCAGCACAGGAATGAAAAGCATTATCCCAATCCCAATTCTTATGGTGAAATTACCGACCATTTGAATGTGCCATTATTGGTACTTGAAACTGGTAAAAATGTAAAAAGTAAAATTAAATAAGAAGCAATGGTTGTTTTAAAAATCTTACAGCCATTGTAAGTTGTATGTAAAGGCTAGTCAGTTCCAAGAATAGGATTCTGACTAGCCTAAGAAGTGTAAATGATAGATTTTTAATATATTAAAATTGTTTTAACTTTACAACCCTTAATATAACCCACCGACCATACCCAATCATATCAAATGACTACACCTAATTTATAATCTTAGTGATCTTTTTGCGATTATAAATCTTTTTCGATGGTATGATTTGGGCTTTATATTGCGGACTTCTTAGGTCTTTAGCAACAAGATTAGGCGTACCTTTTTTTATAGGTAACTTTTTTTCCTGCTTTTTTAGCATACCGTTTAGCAGCTTTTTTTCCTGCCTTTGAATATGAAAAATATTTTTTACCGACTATTGGCATTTTGTTCCCCTTCTGTTTGTGTCTTATAACAAGAAAAATGAGCTGGCTCTTTAGTGGCAAATACTATAAACGACATATCCGAATTAATGTGTTCGCTACAATATTTACAATTACCAACGTCATAAGTTGTATGAATTTTTCTACTCCAAGTTTTCTTGGCTTTCTTTTTTTCAAGCATTAAAAAGAATTATCTTTTCTTCTTGCCTTTTTTATTCTTCTTTTTTTTGCCATTGTTTTCTCTTTTAATTTATGTCTTTAAAAAGGAGTGTGCAGTTTTCCAGTCTTTTTCGTTTTTTATTTCATGCACAACTCTTTCTCTTTCGGCCTTAATATCGGCCTGACCTTTTGAGGTGTATGCTTTTTCCGCAGCTATACGGCCTTCTTGTTCTAAAAGATTTTCTAGTGCTGTATTTTTAGCCATGTGTTTATTTCCATTGATAATAGCCAACGGTATTTTTAGTTAAGGATTCCTTCCTTCCGTTGGGCGTAAAGGAACAATGAATCCATCCTGAATTAATATCATTTTTGTCGTAATATTCAAGTATCAGTTGGTCATAATCAAAATTATTTTTAATATGGGAAGCTACTTCTTTATTATCAACGCCTGGTATTTCAAAGTCGGCTGCCTCACCCTTGCAATGCTGACTGGTGCTTTTGCTGCCAATCAAAGCTGCCAGTTTTTCTGACCTGAAACCTGAAGTAATTTTAACAGGTAGTTCGTAATAATCCCTTAACGGCTGTAAAATATTTTTGCAAAGCTGTTTAAGATTTTCAATTTGTTCGGTATTGGGTTCGTTATTAATATTGTTTC